AGTTTGGTTTATATTCTTAAACTCAGTCTTATTAAAGCCATCTTTCATAAACTCTTTTTCCTCATTAACATCAGCCATCTCTTCGATAAACTCATCTATCTCAGAGATATTCTTTTGCTTAGTGGTAATGTAGTCTTGAAAAATAAAATATAGAAACTCTGTTTTAGCAGTATCTTCATTCCATTCGGCACTTCTACCGGTTCGCTGATAAAACAGTTTCAATATAAATCAACTCACATTAACCATTTAGCCCAAGCCGCACCTTTCTGTATTGCTGAACCTAATCCTAATCCAGCAGAAGGCGGCTCATAACTCATTTGTCCTGTTTGTGGGTCAATCCAATATGGCCTACCATATCCGTCTGTTCCATTTGGAGGAACAGGATAACCACTACCGTTATTCACGGCACCCTGCATTTGTTGGTATTGTTGCATATTACCTGTTACACCAGCAATTGCCGCACCTGCTGAAACCGATTGAGGTGAAGAGAATCCTTGTGATTCAAGATATTGTTGTTTAGCCATCTTTCTCTGATTAATTACTTCAGTATTGATTGCTGAATCCAATAGTCTTGTCAAATCTAAATCAATATTTTCCTGTGTAATTTTTTCAAACTCTGCTAAAGAACCGGACTGTAACTTCATAGTACCCGAAGTAGAATCTTGAACAAAAACTAATTTGGTTAGCATTTGACTAACTGACCTTTCTATTACATCTTCTAAGAGTTTTTCCATAGCGGCAAAAAACTGTTCTCCGTGATATTGAAAAAACTCTTCAACATGATTTTCTTGTAGTGAAAGTAAGTTACTCACATTCTTAAATTGCTGGTCGCCCTGTGCTTGTACTGCGCCCAATACCGTTTTATTACTTGTTCCAAATGCCATCTTATTCCTCTCCTTTACCTAATAAATGATTGAGTCTTTCTGTGGATAAACCTATCTCTGTGACTAAGCGAACTATTTCCGCCATAGTCGTTTCATTGTCTGTCATGGTGGGTGGCTTTATAACCCATCCGGTTGAAGTTAAACTAACAACATCTTCTTTACTCAATGTAGTTAATGGCCCTCTTTTCATAATTTGAGGGGTTTTCATTTTAGGAATGAAGGCTTTGAAATCTAATCCGTGTTCATCAGCAAGAATCTGTTGTTGAAGCATCTCCATTTGTTTATGAATACCTGCGTGTTTAGGACAATATGTTCCTCTCATTGGTCTACCCTTTGTTACTTTATCTAAAGGAATAGGAGGTCTTAGGAAATCTCCCGACTCCCAAACATGATGTGTACCGCAAACAACACAAATATCCTTAAAATTAAACTTATTACCATACTTTACTTTTAGGAAACTTTTCTTTTCCGGTAATAGAATCTTTTTTATTTCTTTTAGTTGCTTTTTGGGTTTAATAGCATCGTATTTGTATTCTGTTATGTTTCCACCTGCTCTAAACTGTTGTAGTTTAGGTAAAAACTTATTCAAAGAAAATGCTTGTATTTGACTTGGGTTGCTTGAATTAGGTGTTACTGAAACATTAGTCCCAATTAAATTAGGTTGTTGGTATGCCATATTTATTCCTCAATAATCTTTTATCATCGTAGTGATTCCTTTATACACCATTTCGGGGTCTGATTTTGCTGATACTATATATTTGAATGTCGGTATTCCTTTATCATTTAGTTGCCTCATACCGTATTTGAAAGGTTCAAAAATCTCATGTTTTTCAATAGACTTTTCTGATTTATATTTCTCTCCCCATATGTCATATTTATTAGCCCATATTCCTATTGCTAAAGGATAATCTTTTTCTTTTTTCTTTTTACCGTTGGGCCATCTATCATTAATAATAACATCAACCAAAAACTTCCACGCTACTTGATGGTCTAAATTAACTCCACTATCTAAATGTCTATGGTCTATCATAAAAATAATGTATTTGGGTTTTCTCATTCTCATGTCTTTAGCCCATTCTTTCCAATATATCGCTTCTCCCCCTATATCAGAACTTCTTATAGTGTGCATATCTCCATCTATCTTAATTGTTTTTCTTGTTGGTCTATGTAACCCAACAGTCCTTTCATTGATTTGTTGTACTTCTCCCCTTGTTCTTAATTGATGACTTAATGTTGTTTTGCCTACCATTGTCGCCCCATAAACACCGAAATTAATTGCATGTATTTTTTTCCAAAAACCTATCATTGCTTCTCCAACAAGAATAGCAAATCCTGTCATTACTGACAAGATTAAACCTCCCAAGAATGCCAAAGGTTGTCTACTAACCAACCAACAACATTTATGTCAAAAACTCCCATTATGTTTCCCAAAAAGAAAAATGATAGAGAGGCACAAGTGACCCAAAACCACATTCTCATTTTCATAAAAAACATATCAGCAGAGTGCGCTCTGCTTTGATTATAAACATAGTCGGTTTCTGTAAAACCCATTATGTCATTAAACATTTAACCACCTCATTGTAGTTTAGCCAAAAAATCATTTGAGATTGTGTTTTCGGTTTCGTACATTGAAGTGCTTGGTGCAATAACATTAGTATTGTATTGCTTCATAGTTTCTGTAAGTTTTTGTCTTTGTTGCTCATCTCTCGCTCTGCGTTCCCAATAAGCATTGATTCTTCTATCTAACAATCTCAACTCTATCTTATCATTAAGTGATAAATCAAAAATAGCCTTTAGGCACATAATTCCACCAACCGTAATTAGCCCAAACAAAGTAGCATGGGCCAATGTAGTGTATGGGAAATTAACCCCGTAGTTAGCATAAAAATATACATTAGCACCGCTAACAGTGCCAACGAATAGTATAGTCATAATTAGTCTTGTATCTTGGTTTAATGCCGCCATTTAACCACCTCAGTTAAACTCAATAGAAACATTGACGGTAGAAGAACCTGCTTCAATTACTTCTAAGAATAATCCTGTATTGCACAAAACTCCGTGCATGTCATATTCTAAGTTATAATAACCGTTGGTAGACTGTTTAATCATGGCTATTTTAGTGCCTGTGTTGTCGGTTCCATCATAGACATTAATTGTTACTGCGTCACCGCCGGTAACAAAAAGAGCCGCATGAACACTAACTAATTTTGTTCTACCTGTAACAATTAATTTACTTGCGCCTAATACTCCACTTGACCTACACGAATATCCCATAGTATCACCTGTTTCACTTGAGGGAGGCTACGCCTCTCTATTAATACTACCGATATTATTCAGTAGATAGAGAGGACTTAGCCTTCTTCGTAGTTTTCTTTGGTGTAGTTTTCTTTGGCACTACTTTCTTTGGTAGTAGAGTATCAACCAAATCCTTTGCGGTTAATTCTCTTTTTAGACCAATAGAAGCACTTGCCAATAACTTTTCATCAGCGTTTTCCAACTCAGAACGGTCACATTCTTCAAAAGTAAATAGATAGTTAGGGTCGCCAATGCGATTAATCGCAAAGGCAACGCTAACTTCTATTTCTTTTTCTCTTGTGATTTCCTGTGTTGGTGTAACTTTCAAAAGACCCATTGATGAATTAGGTGTTAGTTTAAGTTTAACCAACTAATTCACCTCAAATCAATCCATAAACTCTAACTCGTACCATTCCAACATCGTCAGCATCAGAAGCACTAGCGTTAGAACCATCTAAATCTGTTGCTACAAGTGTAAATCGGTCTGTCACTGAGTTACCGGCATCATCCATATAAGAACCATCAGTGGCACTAATATGTATTTGAGGAAGAAAAGTATCAAACTTTTCTACCCCTGTAATATGTACCGCAGTGATTCTTGAAAGTCCTAATGAAGTTGCAAGAATAGGAACACCAGCCGCCGCATGTGGGTCAACATTAATTGTTGCATCAACCACATATTCGTCACCGTGTACTCTTGGTCGAGCAACGCCTTTATGGTCGGCTAAAATAGTAATAGTTACCATTTATACCGCCTCACTGACCGATTGCCATGAAATAAACTACATCACCGCTAACACAATGTATTGCTACATCACCGCTTGAAAGTGGCAAATCAGCATTAATTACTGCCGCCGCCGCTTCTTCAGCAGAACCCTTATGGGTAAATACTAAAGAATCGACCTTTGAAAGCCCTGTTTCAATATTTCCGTCTGTGCTATCAGAAGTAGTTTGACCACAAACTATCTTTCTGTTTCCTTCCAAATTCATTTCTAAGTGTATAACTGTTGCAAATGCCATATTATCCTCTCCTTATTTCCTCACTGTATGTTAGTAATCTTTCCTTGACCCTTGAAGAACGAACAACCGACTTCACCGATAGTACGGTATAATGCACGGTTTCCGAGTGTTCCTACACCGAATGGGTTTCCATTAGAAATACCATCTTCAAAGTATTGAGTTGGCTTCATAACTGATAGCCATAGATGGTCTGTATCAAGGAACAATAGGTCTGATAGTTTTGTTGAAGCAAGTCCGGTAGTAGTCATGTCCTTTACAGGAATTAGCGGAATGTCGTAGTATGTTGCTACTCTAAATCCGACTTCTTGACCCTTTGTTCCACGAACACCGTTCACTGTTGGAACAATTTCCTTTCTATCCATAAATCTCTCTTGGCTTTGCAATAGGTCTGCAAGTGCTTGAATGGTATCATATCCGGTTAGAATAACCTTTGGTGAACCACCAGCAAGTCTTAGATTGCGAACCATGTTATTTAGCAAAGTTAGAGTTAGTGACCTAACTCCTGTTGCCGCATAAGTAGAACCAGCATCTACTTCAGCATCAAGGAATGAAGCACTATCACGGTTTGTACCGTAAATGTGGCTTACATTTGTTGCAGTTGCACCATCAGTCATTAGAGAAGATTGTGCATCCAATAGGTCTAATTCAGCCTTTGAAGTAATAACCTTTAGCAAAGAAGTATAGTTGTTACCAATGTTAGGCAATAGTGATGCTTCACCATAAAACTCTAATGGCATAACAAGCATCTTGTTTTGTACTTCTGCATGGTGCTTACCCATATCTTCACGCATTTGCGCTCTAATATCGCCAATTCCATCGTCAATCTGCGCCATTTCCATAGCCAACTCACTGAAATCAAATTGGTGTGCAACTACTTTAGGACTCATGTTCAATTGAGCATAAGTTGGTGCAATTGGCCCCAATCCATCTTGTGCAGTTGAAAGACCAGCATTTTCAGGAACACCACCAATAGAATCTGCTCTTGGTGTGTCTGAACCCAATTCTCCCAATGTTAGGGAAACATTTGCTTTGTCAACAGTAAATAGATTACCGCTACCACCAGCAGGTCTGCTCTTTAATACTCTCCAACCGCTTGAAGTGTATGGCCTCTTTGAAATCATTGAAAGTGCATTTACTTCACGGTTTAGCATAGACCAAACCTTTTGTCCATAAACTACATTGTATAGTGCTGATACATCAGAAACGGCTGAACCGCTAAATGCTGGCCCACCGTCATGACCCGAATGTATTCCGCCAACCATACCGGCTTGCTTTAGTAAAGCATTACCAGCAGGTAGATTCATTCCGTATGTTTGTGCTTCTAAATCTGCAATTGTGTTAATATATCCTACCATCTTAATCACCTTAAATATTGTTCACCATTTTGTGAATATCAGACCAATCCATTGATGCAATATCATCAATGCTTGGCATCTTAATTACTGACTCTTCTTGTGCCTTTAGGATAGTTTCCTTTTCAGCAGTAAGAGATTTTCTCAATTCGCTAAACTCTTCCTTAATAGAAGCAATTTCAGCCTGTGCATCGTATTGTGACTTTGCAAGAATGTTCTCACGGTTTGCCACTTCTCTCTCAAATCGAGATTCAAAGGACTTGCGAAGATTATCGTATGCAAGTGCTTCAAGTTGTTCTTGACGGAATGCTTCGTAAGCCTTCTCAATGTTTGCATTTGATAGGTTTAGTGTATCAAACTCATTGTTTTCAAATGCCTTTACAACAGGCATATCGGAAGCAGTTGGCTTTCCGTTGTTAATGACGATTCTATCTGCTGGTTCACCAATTTGGTTTCCAGCACCATCAAGAGTACGAAGGTATGCTTTATCAGAAGTCATTTCCTTTTCATAGTCACCTGCTTCTTTATCTT